ACAGGCTGCATGTTTGTTGAAATGGAAGATGGTGCGTTGCGGTTTAGCACCCGGCACATATCAGAATTTTACATACAGGAAAATCAGTTTGGTATGGTTGATACGGTTTTTCGATCATACAAGTCTCCTGTGCGCCAAGTGGTTCAACGCTTTGGGCTAGAAAACATCACTGACTTTATTGCAAAGAAAAATCAGGATAAGCCTGATGAAGAAATAGAAATTTTGCATGTTGTTATCCCAAGAGAGGATAGGGATAAGACAAAGCTTGATAACAAGAACATGCCGTTTGCATCAATCTACATTGATATGCAGTCAGCAACCATGCTTTCGGAAAGTGGTTTCCAAGAGTTCCCGTACATTGTTCCACGATATTTGAAGGCAACTGGTGAAACAATGGGGCGTTCCCCCGCGATGGTTGCGTTGCCTGATGTCAAGATGCTGAACTTGATGTCTAAAACAATCATTCAAGCTGCTCAGAAACAAATAGATCCTCCCTTGCTTGTTCCTGATGATGGGTTCCTGTTGCCCATTAGAACGCAGCCGGGGGGATTGAACTTCTTTAGAAGCGGTAGCAGAGATACAATCACACCGCTAAACACAGGCGCAAACATTCCTATTGGTATAAACATGGAAGAACAGCGCAGAGGGGCTATCAGATCCGCGTTCTTCGTTGACCAGCTTCTTACAGGCGGTGGGCCTAACATGACCGCTACAGAGATCTTACAGCGGCGGGAAGAACAACTTAGAGTGATCGGCCCAGCCCTTGACAGGCTCAAGAATGAAATGTTGCGTCCGTTGATTGATCGTGTGTTTGCATTAATGGTTCGCGCTGAAATGGTGCAGGAGCCACCAGAAATACTGCAAGGGCGTGATGTAGACATTGAATACATCTCACCACTTGCTCGCGCACAAAAGTCAAGCAGTCTAAACAGCACAATGAAGGCATTGGAAATACTAATGCCACTTGCCCAGATGCTTCCTGTTGGAGATCACATAGACCCAGATGGATTGGTCAGACATGTCACTGAATCTCTTGGTGTTCCAAAAACAACTCTGAGGTCTACCGCTGAAATACAGCAAACAAGACAGGCAAGGGCTGAAGCAGAGCAACAGCAAGCAGAAGCCGCCCAAGAGTCACAAGACGTTCAAGATATAGCACAGTTGGCTCAAGCCACTAGAATGGTAAGTAAGTGAACAAAGAAATAGAAAAGACAAAAGATCTTTATAGACAGACATTTAATACAGACAGTGGAAGCAAAGTCTTAACTGATCTGGAAGCTAGGTGTAACTTTAATACACTTAGCTATGTTGCTGGCGATGCCAATGCAACAGCGTTTGAAGAAGGCAAGAGAGCCGTAATTCTTCATATCTACAACATGATTAGAGAGGAGTCATAATGTCATTAGAAAACGCCGAACAGGTAGCCCAGCCAGAGGCAACCCCTGCTCCAGCGATTGAAACGCCAGCAGAGGTAGCATCAGGCGGGTCTGGTAACGAGTTTTTGAGCATGGTACCAGAAGACTTGCGAGAGCATCCAAGTCTTACACCTATAAAAGATGTACCAAATTTAATTCGGTCATATGTCAACAGTCAAAAGCTGATTGGCGCTGACAAACTGCCACTACCAGCAAATCCAACAGATGAGGATCTCGACAGGATTGCTGACAGATTAGGACGCCCAGAAGCGGCATCAGGTTATGAGATAGCTGTAGATGGAAACATCATCACAGAAGATGTGGCACAAGATTTTGCGGAAATGGCACATAAGACAAGACTTACACCAAAGCAAGTTGTTGATGTGTTGGATTATTACAAGGATCGTGTCCAAGGGACTATGCAAGCAGATGCAGACAAAAGAAACCAATCACAGATAGATGCCAGCAACCAACTCAAAGCAGAGTGGGGGTCTAACTACGACAAACATTTTGAATCAGCTATGAGCCTTGCTGATGAGTTGTCAGACAAACAGGCTATCACAAGGATTGTTCTTCAAGACGGAACAAACTTGGGCGATCACCCTGAGTTTATTAAAGCATTTGCAAAATTCGCTCAGTTCAAGCAATCTGTAACAAGTGAAGACACTGTTGCAGAAAAGTCACAGGTCAATCAAATGACAAGGCAAACTGCACAAGCAGAGATAGATGCCATTATGAAAAGCGCAGAGTACACTGGTAAAGATCCTGTTGCGCGTGATAGGGCCGTGCAAAGAGTCGCAGAGTTAATGGTTATTGTTCATGGTTGACGGTTTGACAACAAAAGAGATTAGGCTGGAATGTTTGCGACTAGCTGTTGAAAATGGCACAAGTCGTGATATGATACAGCCTCATCTACTCGCAGATACATACTACGAGTGGGTAATGCAGGGTAGCGAGGAAACTCGTCCTGATGACAATCGGAAAGACGAAGGCCACAAGAAGGCCAAAAATTCTAGGAGTGTCCGGGCTATCGGGTAGCAGTCTGCAAATCAAATGTCATTAGGTAAAAGGAGACATAGATATGTCTGTTGAAGTAACCACGGCATTTGTCCAGCAATATTCTGCAAACGTGCAGATGTTATCACAGCAGAAGGGTTCTCTTTTGCGTGATGCAGTGCGTGTAGAAAGCATGACTGGCAAAAATGCCTTCTTTGATCAGGTGGGCAAGGCAACAGCGCAAAAGCGTACAACGCGCCACGCCGACACTCCACAGATCGACACACCCCATGCAAGACGCCGGGTGTCACTTGTTGACTATGAATATGCTGATTTGATTGACGAGCAAGACAAGGTTCGTATGCTCATTGATCCAACCTCTGCTTATGCACAAGCTGCTGCTTTTGCATTGGGCCGTGCGATGGATGATGAGATCATCTCAGCAGCTTTGGGTACAGCATTTACTGGTGAGACAGGTAGCACATCAACTGCGCTTCCTGCTGGTCAGCAAATTGCTGATGGTAGTGCAGATTTGACTGTTGCAAAACTAAGGACTGCTAAAAAGACCTTAGACCTTGCGTCAGTTGATCCGTCAATACCACGCTACATCGCTGTAGGCCCAGATCAGATTGAAGCATTGCTTGGCGATACAAACGTCACCAGCAGCGATTTCAACACGGTCAAAGCTTTGGTACAAGGTGAAGTCAATCAGTTTATGGGCTTCAACTTCATCACAACAAATCGTCTGTCAAAGTCTGGCAACATCCGTTCATGTTTTGCATGGGCAGAGGATGGTCTTGCTCTGGCGATTGGTAAAGATGTTATGGCAAGAATTGATGAGCGTTCCGATAAAGGTTACGCAACTCAGGTCTACTATTGCATGAGCATCGGTGCTACTCGCATGGAAGAAGAAAAAGTTGTCCAGATTGACTGTGACGAATCGGCTTAAAGGAGAGTGATCAATGACTACTAGAAATTCAACTCTCGTTTCAAACTTTGAAGCCACCCCACAGGTAGCCAATGCGCCTCATAACCTACACGGCGTTGTTCGTGTGGCACAGGGAAACATTGCCTTACTTGCTGGTGACAGCACTGACAATGACATTGTTATGCTTGCACCAGTCCCAAGCAACGCAAGCATCAAGTCTCTGCAAGTAGGCGCAGACGGTCTTGGCGGTAGCTGCACATACAATGTGGGCATCTACACAAGTGCTGGTGCTGTGAAGGATGAGGACTTTTTTGCTACATCTGTAGCTGATGGCGCGGCTCTTGCTGAGTTGCGTTATGAGGCAGCAGACCTAAATACAACAGGTCAGCAGTTGTACGAAATGGCTGGAGATAGCGATGATCCGGGCGGTTACTACTACATTGCGGTGACATTCAACGCAACTGGCGGTACAGCCGGAGACATGGCGTTCATCATCGAATATGTGGTGAACTAAAAAGATTGAGAGGGCGGTGCAAGCCGCCTTCTCTTCTATGGTAGGGGGTCAATCCGAAACACCCCCCGCCACCACTTAGGAGTTTGCTATGGCATCAGTTGTAGATCTTTGTAACAGAGCGTTAGACTTGCTGGGTGCGGCAAACATCACATCTTTGACCGAAAATTCCAAAGAAGCTAGATTATGTAACGGTAACTTTGATGATGTCAGAGATGCCGTTCTGCGTTCTCACCCTTGGAACGTGGCGATTACAAGAAAGAATTTAGCGGCAGATTCAACCGCCCCTGCATTTGGTTTTTCATTCCAGTTCACATTACCGACAGACCCCTTTTGTTTGCGCGTTCTTTCGTTTTGGAACAGCAACGTAAACAATGAAGTTGCGGCTTATGACAGCAATGTGATGTTTAAGATAGAAGGTCGCAAGATCCTTTCTAACGAGGACACATGCAATATAATTTACATAGGCCGTGTAACTGACACAGAACAATATGACAGCCTTCTAAACAAAGCCATATCCGCACGTTTAGCGGCTGAAATTGCTTATAACATCACAGGAAGTAACTCAGTTGCATCAAACATGCTGACCATATACGAAGCGCGTCTGAAAGAAGCGAAGGGCGTTGATAGTATGGAAGGCTACCCAGAACAGCCACAGGCAGACGATTTCACAAACATTAGGTTGTAAAGATGGCGCGTGTCTCCACCATAATCACCAATTTTAGAACTGGTGAGATTTCGCCTAAACTTGAAGGCCGCATTGATCTGCAAAAGTACAATGAGGCTGTTCAGACTCTAAACAATATGCTTGTGTTTCCATCCGGCGGCGTGACGCGCAGACCGGGTTCATTCTTTGCTGGTCGGTCAAAAGACGGTGGCAAGATCAGACTTATCAACTTTGAGGTTAGTGACGAACAAGCTTATGTGCTTGAGTTTGGCGCAAACTACATCAGGTTCTACAAAGACGGTGGGTTGCTTACAGAGGCGACAAAATCAATCACAGCAATTACACAAGCAAACCCTGCTGTTGTGACATCTAGTTCACACGGTTTCACAAATGGGGACAGAATATTTATAAAATCAGTCGCTGGAATGACTGAATTGAATAATCGTGAATTTACGGTTGCTAATAAAACAACGAACACATTTGAGTTGTCAGGCATTGATAGTAGCGGTTTCACGGCTTACAGCAGTAGTGGCACGGCTGGCAAGATTGTTGAGGTGACAACCACATATTCTGCGACAGACATATTTGAGATAAATCACGCGCAGTCTGCTGATGTGTTGTACTTGGCGCACAAAGATCATGAGCCAGCCAAACTTACAAGAACTACGGCAACGAGCTTTACACTGACAGACATAGATTTTATTGATGGCCCTTGGTTAGACGAAAACGATACAACCACAACACTGTATGCGTCTGCCTCTACTGGCACTGGCGTAACAATTACAGCATCAGCCAGTTTGTTTGCAAGCAATGATGTTGGCAGATATATCCGTTTCCGTGAGATATTAGAGATCGAACACGATGCGTGGGCCGCAAGCACAAGCTACGCAAATAATGCTACAGTTCGTCATAATGGTCATGTTTACAAGCAAGCCACAGGTTCCACACAAACATCAGGCAATACGCCACCAGTTCATCTGACTGGCACAGAGACTTACGGCTCTATTAATTGGGAGTATCTGCATGACGAACACGGTCATGTCAAGATTACTGGTTTTACTAGCGCAACAGAGGTAACGGCTGATGTCCATGAAGACCAGTACGGCAACTCAAGATTGCCTGATAGTGCTGTTGGTTCTAGCAATGCTAACACCAGATGGTCATTAGGGGCGTTTGGCGGCTCAGAAGGCTTCCCAAAGGCCGTTGCGTTCTATGAGCAGCGTTTGTACTTTGCTGGCACTACAGGCCAGCCACAGACCATATTTGGCTCAGTATCGGCTGATTTTGAGAACATGACGCCCGGCACCATAGATGACTCAGCGGTAAACTTTACCATTGCATCTGATAGAGTGAACGTCATCAAGCATTTATTGCCAGCGCGTTTCTTACAGGTATTAACGACAAGCGCAGAGTTTACCTTGTCAGGCGGCACAGGATCTACGCCAGTGACGCCAACAAACGTAAATGTGTTGCGTGAAACTACATTTGGTTCATCAGATGTGCGTCCTGTCCGTGCAGGAAACAGCACAATCCTTATTCAGAAAGGTCAGGAGAAGGTTAAAGAGATTACCTTTGATTTAGATACAGATGGCTTGCTGGGCATAGATTTAACGATATTGGCTGACCATATCCCGCGTGGTGGTCTTACAGACATGGTATGGCAACAAGAGCCAGAGTTAATTTTGTGGTTTGTTCATAATGATGGGCGGTTAGTTGGCCTGACATATGATCGGGCTAATGCCGCTATCGGCTGGCATGATCACACTGTTGGT